TATCAGTTTGTTTAAAGTCGTAGTCTGTACAAACAAGAATGGGATACAACATCCCTTTCATCTCTAGACTTTTCTTTAACGTAGCATCGAAAACAGTGTCTTTTATATCATCTTTTAACGAATAGATATCTGATAGTGCTATTAATTTAGTGCTACTGTGTTTTTGGGAACACTGTAAAACTTGTTTCAATTCTCCCAATTTCTATGTCCTCAACATCAAAGTATTCTTTAAACTTTTCTATCCACCATTCTCCGTCCTGAACAATTTTATGTGCGTTTGTTCCATCCGATAAAATCGTAATTGCTTTTTTAGTAGATATATTAAAGTACCCACCTTTTAATGTTAGACCCCTTAAATGTTTAAGAACATTGTCCAAGTACTCGGGTTCAACATGTTCCATTACATCACAGCATACAATAAAGTCTGCGGGTAGTGGGTTAGCATCTTTACCTCTTATACCGGGATCGTATTCATATATCGTATACTGAGGTTTATGCTTATTCATATAAACTTTAAACTTACCATTTGCACAGCCATAATCAAGTATTGTCTGTACGTCTAATTTCTTCAGAGTACCTTCGTACTTAGGTAGTTTATCAATGCTGTGACCACCGCCCCAAGAACCATCAGTTTTCTTGTGCGTGTTTAACAAAGTTAATCGGTAATCATAAGAAACTAGTTCCATAGGTACGTAAGCCTTAAATAAAGGGGATACCCTAATTAAAGGATACCCCCAGTAGTTTTAATTAGGCAAGTTGGTCACGGTCAACTTCGGAAGCCGCAACACGACCGTCGATGTCCATCATGACAGCCCATGCACGAAGAACGCCGCCAGTTGGTGCAGTCGTAGCTGCATCAATCTCGATGTCAATCGTGTCAGCCGAACCGAACACCACAGGAACAGTTGCTGCAGCCGGAGCATAGGTGCCAGCAGTTGCTGCAGTAGCATCCCACGAAGCAACAAATGCGTCAACGTCACCACCAGTGACACCAAGCAGGATGCGGGTATCAGCCGATTCACCTGCAAGTGCAGTCGTGACTTCAAGACCAGCAGTCAGAACAACGGTGTTTGCCGGAACGTTGATTGCTTCGATGATGTCAGCAGCAGCCAGTGCCGAACCTTTAGCGGTAGCAGCAGCAGCCAAATCAATCGACACATCAACCAGATAGGGGACAGAACCAGCGGTACGACCAGCCGATGCGCCACCTGCAAGAGTAGTAACAGTAGCCATAATTCTAGTCTCCTATTATGCTAGGTTGTATTTAGCGACGGTAAGTGCCTCAGGACGCAGGATCTTGCGACCATAGAGGTGCATACCACGCACGATGTCAGCAAACGAGTCCGGGTCACGGTAGGTTTCGGTCTTGTTGATCTGCTCTGCAGTTGCAACAGCCGAGTCATGACCAGCAACGATTACACCGTAGTTGGTATTCTGGTTTGCAGTACCAGTAGTTGCCGGGCCAGTACCAACCGACGGAAGGTTGTTCGACACGTACACACGGAAGCCATTCCAGTTGTTGATAACCAGACCGTTACGCAAAGCACCCGACTGACCGAAGTCACCGTTCAGGAAGCGGCTATCTTCATCAGCCAGAACTTCCATCATCACCGGGTCAATAACCAACCAGCGGTTCTCACGGTCAACGTTCTGTTGATCCAGCAAGCGACCCATGCGGTTGATCAGCATGACAGGCGAAACGTAGGCAGTCGGCAGTGCAGTTGCACCAGGTAGACGTGCTGCAACAGGGATCGAATGGTCATCAGCACCAGTGATAGTGATGTTGCCAAAGTCGCCCTTGTTCAGTTTCATCGAAGCCAACAGTTCGTCCGAACCAGCAGTGCTTACAGCTTTGGTGCCGTTCACGGTGGTGTTCACAGTGTCAGCATTGGCGTGCAAAGCCGACTGAGCATAGCCCGACAGGTAGCCCAGAACTTCTTGGTCGTACTGGTCAGCCAGACGATAAGCAGCACGGTTAGTTGCCAAGTCCATAAAGTTGACATGCGAGTGTGCTTCTTCGATGTCGTCGATTTTGAAAGCAAAGTAATTAGCTTTATCAACAACCAGCGAGAAGTCCTCGTCGTCAAGATCCTGAGCAGCAATCTGAGTACCACGAGCATATGTCGATACCGAGATTTCAGGTTCTTTGATGATACGGACAGTGTCGCCCTGTGCAGAGATTTCACCGAAATAATCCGAGTTCGTGATGTCCGAAGCAACGGTTTTCTTACGGAATGCGAGTTGAACTTTCTTCGAGTAAATAACACTCGAGAAGTTACCATTGGGGAGGTTACCCCAACCAGTTGCGGTAGTAAAAGCCATTGTAAATTCCTCCTTGTGGATGTTTGGCTTTATATGAAAAGATACACACGGTATCAGTGGTTGAGTTGAGTTAAAGTACGTGTGTACCTTGCTCAAAGCTAAACTCTCAAGTAAGAGGCTGTCTTTTTCTAGGGTGCAACACACAGCAATTTGGCCGATTGCTGTCCGTCGGGCCTATACTCCAACAGGTAAGTCTTCTGATGTTTAGGCTTTTATTTGAAGGGGAAAAGGTTAGGTGGGGTAGTTCCCATAGGAAGGCCCACCATTGCCCTCTAGTTATACTGCTAACATGTACGGTGTCAACAGATTATCGTGCAGAGCCAGATACATCATACACAAAACGGCCTGACCGCATTGCTTCTGTGATTTCATCTGCACGTTTCTCAAACTCACTGGCAGACATTTTCGCCACGTCAGACTCTTTGATCTGGCGGGACGACCCTTCAGCGTCTACACGAGTTCTCGAACCTCTACCTACAGAGCTAGCTGCTGCTTTGCTCGTAGATTTTCTTGCATCCTTGGTGATACCCTTGTCTACTTTATAAAGGTCAATCACACGGATAACAGAAGCAGGATCATCCATGTTCTCATAGAGAGCATCTTGCACCCACTTCGGTTGTTCTTCTGCCCACTCATGGAAAGCATCACTGTCCCGTAGATCATCAAAGTCACCATGGGCTTCTCTGATCTGGTTCTCTGCTTTCATACGGTGAGCTTCTGCCTCAGCTTTGTCTAGTTCTTGTAGACGAGCATCTGCTTTAGCAAACAGCTCTTTAGCTTTCTTGGCAGCAATAGTCTCAACGATACCAGCTACGTCAGGATACTTACGTGCCCACTGTTCAATGTCTTCATCAGACTTAGGGGGCACAATGCCCTTCTTCTGGGAAGCATTCTTGAGAGCTTCAAACTTATCGTTCCACTCTTTCTCTTTAGCTTCCATGTGACGCCGCAAGTCACCGTAACGTTTCTTAAAGGTACGTTCCTCAGGGCTTAGCGCAGAGTCATCTTCTTGTGCTTCTGCTTTACCTTCGGCTTCTTCTTGTTTGGTATAACTCTCAGTCTGTACTTTGGCTGTCTGAGATCTTTTGCCATTGGATTCTTCTTCTTCTTGGTCATCTGGAGGGATCTCACCACGTTGAATAGCTTCTAGACGAGCAATCTCTTTCTCTTCTTCTTCCATTCGTAGTTGACGGTTAGAGTGATTATACCCACGGTCAACATAACCAGCGGTTTTCTGCGGTTGTACTTCAGTCAGTTCAGGCATTTTAGTTTCCTTGTGTTGGGGCCAGCATTATTGCCGGGTAGCCTTATGTTTATACGGAGTAGACTTAGTTACTTTTTGGCACGTGTTGCTAGGCCTTTCTTTGGTGTAGCTAGCCTATTAAACAGAGGCATAAACTCAGGCCCAAGAAGATCCATCATGACTTGGCCGTTCTTGGTCTCTTTGAATCTACGGATCTGTTCTTTCTCTTTGTCATCCAAGGCTGCATAACGAGCAACTACTTGGCTTGCGTATTCTTCAAAGTTCATGCTTTAAGTTCCTTCTTGGTAGTGGCACCCACTGCTCTACACATCGGGTAACCTACGAGCATAATCGCCTTGCCAAGGTAATTCTTCTTGTACTGTTCAGGTTGAAGCTGGTGAGCCATCTCATTAGCCCAAGCCATAGCAAAAGGCTTAAGGGCTTTTCTGGCCAGCTTAGCACCGAGTGTGTCTTTCTGAATATAGTCTGCAAGGGGAGTAGCAAGCTTGCGGTAGCCATACAGCAGGCTAGGATCAGCTTGTTCAACCATACTACCATACTTTGCATCCAGTGTATAGATGTCATCTGGCAGCATACCAAGGTTATGGTAGGCGGTGCAGATAACAGTGCCCTCAGCAGCGTCACCGTTATCAGGTGCATCTTGAGGTGAGTTTGGATGGGTATCTTTATTAGGTGGGTTATCAGACCAACTATCAGGTCTACCTTGAGGAGTTACAGACGTAGTTGGTGCTGCAGGACCATCCCTAGTATAGCCACCAGTCTCAGGGTTATAATCCATACCTTCAGGTGCTACAGACTGCATAGCAGCGTCAAATGCTTCTTGAGACTTGTAGGCTTCTCTGGTCTGAGCAATCGGCGAGTCTACACTAAAGAATGCATCTCTTGCAGCTTCTCTTGCTTTGCTGACAGAGTTTTTAGCCATACTCTTAGCAAGAGCGTTCATGTTGTTAATGTTATCTTCAATAGCTTTATCAAGGCTAGAAGTGTCATACCCAAGGATACCCGCTACTTCAGCATTAACTGCAGCTTCAGTAGCGTTGTTGACTTGACCCATACTCTTACCAAGTCTGCCGCCAAGGGAAGCCCCAATAGGACCAGCAAGCAAACCACCAAGAACTGCACCAGCAATAGTGCCAACGACACCCTTACCCTCTAGCGCAGCCTTACCTGTGCCGATAGGATCGTTAATGTCAAAACCTTTAAGACCTTCGTCAGCAGCATCCATGCTTTTCTGAGAAGCAGACCGAGTGTCTCTACCACCAGAGTAAGGCTCACCAGCTCCTTCGTCACCTCTAATAGTAATATCTTTAGTAGTCTGAGTAGTAGCTGGGTTAGTCGTAGTCCAACCTTGAGCAAGCAAGTTGTCGTATCTCTGCTGGTCAGTCGGCAGTTTTAGCGTAATGATTTCACCATTAGGCCCATAAAGAGTTACAACCCTGAAGTCATCCCCAGTAGTACCAGTCGTTCCTGTCGTGCCACCGCCAGTGCCACCAGTCCCTACATACGGCTGACCATCACGGGGTCTAAATATGCTGAAACCAAGCGGGTAGTTGAACGGTTGGAAATTAGAGGTAGGTGTCTCAGGTACAACGTCACCGCCATTATCATAGCCTTGAGGTTGCTGCATGTAGTTAGTGTTGCCTATGGCCTGAGGTGCTTGCTGCATATTCGCCATGCTCTGCGGTGGGATATACCCGCCGACAGCCAAGCCCATCTCTTGTAGTGCTGCAGCCTCTTCAGGCGTCAATGCACCGTCAGTAGGTCCACCAGCAGGTACAGGCTCACCACCGATACGACCATCCTGTTCCATCTGCTGCAGACCACCTTTAGCTTCACTGCGTAGATCCTCGAAGAACTTCACACCGTAGTACCGCACAACATCAGCAGGTACAACGTACTCGCCTTCCGACAGCTGTGCTGGGATGTCATCACGTACTTCTCTGGCCATAGAACCAGAGGGGATCTCGTTGCCACTTACAGGATCTCTGCGCATACCGTCATCAGCGATACCACCTTCTTCGAATAGACGCATCTGCTGGTCTAGGGACATCATGCCACCTTTGTTAAAAAGAGCACTAATGTCACCAACAGTACCGTCATCTGCTGTATCTGCAGCTACACCGCCAGCAGTAGAGCCGCCAGGGGCGTTACCATTACCATTACCATTGCCGTTACCATTGCCGTTACCATTGCCGTTACCATTGCCATCAGCATTACCGCCGTAACCATCAAGACCAGCAATAGCTTCATCCATACCAGTGTAAGCATCTCTGGCTGTGGCTGCTGCAACTTGGGCTGCTGCTACATCTGCAGGTGTTGCGTCTTTACCGCCATAGAGACCTCCAGTTTGTGGGGTATCAATACCAGTAATAGCCTCATCCATGCTCTGGCTTTTACCTGTGACTACATCTGCGTAGGCTTGAACTGCATCCGCTGGAACACCCGTTACGTCAGAGATTTGGTCAGCACGGTTAGAATTCATAGTACCACTCTGCACAGCACTGCGTACCATACCTTCCATAACAGTAACTTCCCAGCTACCTACTACAGGCGTGTCTACAGTTTTACTGTCACTCCAACTTTGAACATCAGTATTAGAAGGAGTATAGCCTGTGCCTTGAACACCAGCCAAAGCATTCATGGCATCAGCTAAATCTTGAGCAATAGAGTTATTCGTAGCTGTACCACTGCGGCTTTGCTCAGCCTGAGAAATGGCCTCAGTAATAGCACCTAGGTCAAGGTCACCCCTGCCACCAAAAGCGTCAATGCTTACACCAGTTTCTGCTTCAACCTGTGCTTCAAAGTTAGCAATAGCTGCTACATCATCTGCACTTAGAGGCTCACCCTCCATAGGTGCATTGTTAAAGCCTGACATAATACCGATAGCAATAACGTCTTGTGCTGTAGCTTCTCTACCAATATCTTCTGTTCTACCAAGAGATGTTGTAGTAACGTCTGGTGTAGTAACACCCTGTACATCCGAGAAAGCGTCTTTTGTTTGTTGGTCTACGTTTGTACCAGTAGTTGTAGTGCTTTGAGTAGTCTGAGAAGTAGAAGTGCCACTAGGAGTGGTATTACCGTCCATACCGGGACCACCACCTTCTACTAGTTTCTTAATGTTAAATCTATCTGCCCAAGTCTTTTGAACACTGTCAGGTAAGGCTGATAAGTCTCGCTGTTGTGCCCTTTGAGCATCGCCGTAGTTCATATACTTACGGCCTTTATACTCAAAAAGATCACCGTAGTATCTGCCTATTTCACCTTTGGTTTGCTTAATTTCAGGTACTGCCTTAAGTGCTTCTTGCAGTTGAGACTGCTGTAGACCTTCCTCAAAAGGCTTACCATTCATGGTCATACGGCTGGTGTCTTCAGTAACACGCTGTGCTTGGTCTACAGATGGTGTAGATGGTTTAGTCTGTGCTTTTGCTCTCTGTTGTTGAACACTAGTAGGCAGAGCAGCGTCAAAGTCTCTTTGTCGTGCTTTCTCAGCAGCTGCCAGAGTACCGTAACTTCTTCCACCATAATCATAAACAGTAAAGTCAGCGTCACTGGTAGACCGTTGGCGTGCTGTAATGTCACCACTTACTGCATCACCTTCTACGTAACCAGACTTCTTGTTTTTCTTAGAAACCAAAGGTTTTTTAGCCATTAACCTTATCCCGTAGTTGCTTCAGCCTACGTAGGGCACGTACCTCACCCTGCAGCCTGTAAATTTCATGTACGTCCAAAGACTGCTCAAGTTGCTTGTGTGTAAAGTGGATGCGCTCGTCCAGTTCTTCTAGCAGCGCATCCCACAAGTCTTTATTGTTTACGATTAGCTTTAGGCTCATGCCTGACCTTCACCAGTATTTGCTGAGAAGCCTTGCTCACCCGGAATAGGCGCAGTGCCTGTCCCTACGTTACCGCCACCAGAACCCTGAGTATCCTGTACTTGGACACCTGCAGGTGCTTGAGGCTGACCGGGTTGACCCGGCTGTGGGACACCCTGAGCCATTTCAGGGGGTGGGTTTTCGGCTTGGAATTTCTTGAGGATCTCTGCCTGAATAGCAGCCTCACCAACGGAGTTTGCAACTTTGTCAGGATCAAGGTCCATGCTCTTTGCAATCTCTCTAACAATATAATCCATTTTAGCAAAGGGTGCAAGAGCAGGATTACTGACAACACCCAAGAACTGCATGAGACGCTGGCTGCGTACTTCATTAGCCATCAAGCTTTCAGTACCCTGAGCTTTAACTTCTAGGTCACCCTTGATCTCAGGGTCAAAGTCAAACTGCATATTAAAGTTAAAGAAAGCTTTACCTAGAGGACCAAGCAGGTAGTCATCAACGTTCTTCACTACTGTGCGTATGCTGCCGTTGGCTGCACTCATAAGCATAGAGATACCAGAAGCAGTACGGCCAACGCCACTTACGCCAGTCTGACCGTGGGCAAAGCTTGGGAAACCAGTAGACTCATCTGCCAGTACACGTGCCTTGTCAAACATCTGCATGTTCTCGTTGGACACATTCGGGAACTTAGTGCCGAAGATAGCCTGACCCGGAGCACCACCCTGACGCCTAAAGACTTTGCCGGGGTATACCGATAGGTCTTGACCGGGAACAAGGTTCGTCTCGTCAATCTCAATAAGAAGGTTACCAGACAGTGCTGCGTTGTCTACACTCATACGCATGAAGCCATTCATCAGGGTCTGCGTATCGTCCATGTTCTCAGCAATACCCACACCAAAGAAGCTGTAGGGGTTAACCTCGAAAGGTACTGCGTAGTACGGCAAGTACGACGGTGTGAATGGGTTCATAACCAGACGAAGAACTTGGTTGTTACACACCCAGATATTTACGCTTACTTCTTCAGCATCTTTAAGCTCTTTAGGGATATCAATGTCATGATCTTCTAGAATAGATACATCGACGTAACCCCAGAATTCCAAGACTTCATAACGCTCAGTCTTAGTCTCTTGGTCTGCATCCTCCATGACTTGCTCCCACCACTCCTTCGAGTAGGACTCACCCATCTCAATAGCGGTGTTGATAGCATTTTCACGGAAGAATGGTCTGCGCTTAAGTGCACGCAGCTGACTACGGGACATCTTGTGACGTTCAATAACGTAGGAAGCTTCTTCCATGTTTGAAGCATCAGGGTCCGGGTAGAAATTCCAGATAGAAACACTAGAAGTCTGGGGGATAGTCTTGATAGTAGGTTTGTAGTCCCCGTTCTCATCCCAGTTAGGATACTCTTTGTCTACAGCAAACG